GGCCTTTTCCTTCCTTAATCAAATTATATTGTTGTTGGAGTGTTCTAAGTTTCATTATTTTACAGTTAGTAGTTTTTTTATATCTTTTAAGTAATCCTGAATTAAATCTGTAGGTTTTACTACTGTGTAAGATTCGGGATTAGTTTTATAATACTCTATAGTTTCGTTTTTAGCATTTGATATCAATTTATAAATATCGTTCAGTTGTGTAGTAATTGAATCAAACGCATTCATTCTTTTTTTTTGAAAAGATTGTTCTTTACTTTCTTCCTGAAAAAGTTGTTTAACTTCTAATCCAGATCCTTTAATTTTTTTAGGAACAGGTTTAAATCCTAACTTATAATAATAATTTCTAGCAGTACCCTTAGCTTTTTTATTTTTATTAAAGGCAAATGGGGTTGCATACTGAGCACCTATGCCCGGAGTGAAAGTTGCTGTTCCCCCTGTAATTGAAACTTCTTCTAGTTGGTTTTTTATACCCGTATATAAATCAGGGTAATTTTTTCTTAAATGTGTTCTATATAAATTAAAAGTATCTCTAACTTTACCTAATAGTTCTGCTATTTTTGGATCGTCTTTACCTGCTTTAGTAGATGCAAGTTTTCTCATAGACTTTAGGGCTATAGATAGTTTTTTTAGGGATTCGCTAAAAGAGGGGAGTTGGATCAGTTTATGTTTGATCCCACCTGTTTCCTTATTAATGTCTACAGTTTTATAATAGGTACTATCTTCTAAGTCAAAATAGTCATTGACCATATCCACTTCACCATATTGATCCTCTATTTTTTTAATGAATTTAGGATCTATTTCTGATGCTTTAACTGCAGGCATTAGTTTAATTTTTCAGTAAGTGAATAAAATTGTAAAAGATCAACTAAATTTTCACTCGAAACCTTATCAGTTTTACTTAATGGAGTAAGAAATTTTTTAACTTCATCTAATTTAATTTTTAAAACTTTGTCATTTACTTTTTTGGATCTTTCAGTTAATTGGATACGCAATTGTGCAATTTCTGTATTATAAAATTCTTTTAAATATGATGTTGAATCAATTGAATTAATATATTCCCGTAAAATGCGTTTTTGATTGGAATTTAATTCGGAATATTTACTATTGAATTTTTCTAGTAGGATCTTATAGGTTAATACTCTTAAATCTTTATCATATGTTCCAAATTCCTCTAAAATAGTATTTGCTACTTTATCCTTATCAACTGATGATTGGGTTAAATGCTCCATTAGATTAACCTTAATATCAATTAATTCATTAGGATTATTAGCTAAATCCGAGTTGTAACACTCAATTAATTTATACAAAGAAGCTATTTCTTTATACTCAGATATTTTGGTTTTAAAAATATCCTCAACACTATAATGTTGTTTTAGTTCCTTAATAAGATTGTACTTTTCTTTGCGAAGTTTTTGTTTATTAAGTTTTTTAGAAGATTCTAAAATTACTGAAATTATAGTGGATGCTTTAACCTCACTTACTCCTTTCTTGGAAAAAAAAGATTCGTATAACTTATATTCTTTCCCTAATTCAGTATTAACAAAATATTTTTTTAAAATTACGGATGCTGGAGAAGGTTTACCAGAAAGAGTATCAGAGGTAATTCTCCTCACCAGCAATTCAAACAAAAGCCCTGTGTTTTTGTACTTGGAATGTTTGATTTTCATTGAGTATATTTTTTTATAAATATATTATAAATATTAACCCTTAATGTTAGACTCATCTAATAAGGATTCACCTGATTTATCATCTTCAAAAATCATACGTTTTTTATCAAAAGATGGTATATCTTTAAACATTTCACTATTTTTTTGATAATAAGACTTAGCTTCTAAAGATAAAGCAGATCCCCCCTTAAACTTAGGATTGAGATCATTACCATCATTTTTATCAGCATCTTTCATTCTTTGAACACCTAATCTGTCCTTACCAAAATTATCATCCTGAGTATTACGATTAGTAACTTTTTCTTGGGGTCTACCTAAAGGAACATTTTCATTATATCCATCCGGTAAATTATTAGGATCAGAATATGTTCTTCCTTTGCCATATAATGAAGCTAAATCATGGGGTGTTCCGTAGGACTTACCAGATTCCATAGGATCGTTACCTTCATTTTCCATTTGATTTTGTCTAAACTTACGTTTTTTATCTTGTAGGATTAAATCCCTATATTCATCATATTGGTCCTCAGATAAATGGAAAATATTTTCATAAATCCAATCAGTAGGTAATAACCCGTTATTAATTAATTCATTTGCTAGATTAGTCTTTTCAGTCAGCAATGCAATTCTTTCCTGATCATAAATAATAGAAGGATTTGTTAATGAAATTTCAAAATTAGCTAACTGTTCGCCCGTATAGCCTTGGGAGTATAAATGAACCATAGCAATTTTATACAATTCAGAAGTCATAATCCTTTGAATTCTTTCAATTGTTCTAGCAAATCTAATATCTTGGGCTGCTAATGTAGCTTTACCTTCAAGATTTTCATCATAACCCATAAATGCCTTAGGAACTTTTAGGGCTGCAAATAATTTATCTCTTAAGTAAGTAACATCTTGAATACCATCATATTGCAAACCGGGGGTTGTTTCTATTTTGGTAGACGAATCATTTCCTCTAACAGGGATATAAAAATCCTCTAGAGAATTTTGCATGTTATATTTTAGGTTATAATCACCTGTTTGTGGGTCAACATATGGAGTTCTTTTCAATTTAGAAATAGTTTTTTCCATAAAGGCTTCTACCTCATTAGGTGGGATGGAACCAATGTTTAAATAAAAAATACGTTTTTCAGGAGCTCTTACAATACGGTGAACTAACATCGCATCCTCCATTAATGTGTATTGTTTAAATAACTTACGGGCGGGTTCAATATAACTTCTACCATAAGGTAAGAAATTAACATCAGTTAATAACCTAAAATGAGCCATTTCATAATTGTCAAAATAAATTGATCCTGCTTGTTGATAATTTTGTTGATCTGGGACATTATAATATCCATAATCACTGGCTACTACTCCATCAGGATCAAACTTAAATATTACCTTTGAAGGGTTTTCTGGGTCAGAATGTTCTAGTCTTTCAATATTAAAAGCTGAATAGGGTATTACATTATAAACTCCAAAATCTTCGGCAATTTCTAGTTTTAAAAAGAAATCACCATATTTACACATATTACGAATCCAAGGCCAAAGGTTGAATTCAATGTTTAAAACATCATAAAATAAATTATATAGAATTTTTTGAATATCCTCATCCGGGGATTTGATGTGGAGGACTTCTCCCATATCATTCTTCAAAGTAGATTCATCGGCAATAATATCTAAGGCAGAGGCAATAATGGCATCAGTATCCATAGCATCATACTCAGAGTATAAAGTAGGTCTTAATGTTCTATAATTAAATGAAACCTGTTGGCCATATAAAGATGTTAAATTATTAGTATAAACTTTATTAAATCTATCTATTAAAGAATTAGTTTGAATATCTCCCGACACTTGTATATGTTGAGTATCAAATGTTCTAAGTTGGTTATTACCAACATTTCTTATAATAACATCAGAGGAAAATAATCTCTGTAGTCTAGGAAAAAGTCCTTTATCCGCCATAATTCATTTTTAAATAAGCCAAGTTATATTTTCTTTTTTTCCATTAATCTCCATTGAGTAAGGGTTTTGGGTTTTTCCACTTACTACACCTGGAGTATGGTAATCATTTTTACTAACATTCCCAAGAGCGGCTTTTGCTCTATCTAAAGATTCTTGTTGAAATTTTAATGATGTATCTCTTAAAAACATTGCAATGCCAAAAGCCATAATTAAATCATCATTATAACCTACTTGAGCTTCTGGTCTACCATTTTTCCATATAAATACTCTCATTTCCTCTAAGAGTCTTTTGGAACGAATGGTTACACTTCTATCTCCTACAAATTCCCTAAATTTATTAATGATTAAAGGTCTAGTCCTCATAGACATTGTAAAACCAGGGACCATTTCAGAGTTACCCTCATAAGATTGAAGATATGATTCTGCTGTTAGTTTATCCGATTTAGGAGAATGATATAGATTTCTATATCCTCTTTCTCTTATTGCGTCAAGTGTTGCCCACCCAATATTAGCATTTTCAGGGCATAACATTGCATTATTGTACT